GCAAGGGGACAATCATTTAATACCCATAAAGTAGGAAGTCTCTTCTCCAGCCCGCTCTGATGTATCTTGTTGTTAAAAGGCTTCTCGCATAAAGTGGCATTTGCAAGCCTTCTCCTTATCTCATCCCTGCCCCTTAAATTGTGATCGGTCTTTGATACAGTAGACTTTGTATTAGCACTTTCCCACCATCCACCAGTACACTCTTCGTTCTTCTTCATTTGGTTGAAATAGTGGTTCATATCATCCACCACGCTTCTCGTTGTATTTGACTGCTTTATACTGGCCAGTGGGTCTATAAGGTTCATCCCGAACTTCCTGGTAGGACCACTTACATCAGCTATCATCTTACATATAGATAGTGTATTATCCCTCTCTGGATCAGGGTTTAACTCTGCATACACAAACGCCTCATCATACGGAGATAAATACACAAATATAATAGCAAGCTTTGTCGTTGGATGCCAGTCTTCTGACCTGAAAAACGTACCAGTCTTAGGTATACCATCTGGAAAAACATCACTCCCTTTTCTTATATGTATCCTTGGAACAAACTGTTTATATATCTTACCTGTAACAGCAGCAAATATACCATACCTACGCATATCAACCAACTGCCTGTCATCAAATCCTGCATATTTCCTATCTATAATCTCTTTTGTGAGTAGTGGGTTATCATCAGTTGCCATCTGAATAACCGCTATAGACTCCTTACTATTAGTAAATTCTATCTCAGGAAACTTGGTTTTATGTTCACGGAGATAATACTCCCTTATAGCGTTACTTTTATAATAAACTTTAGCACGTTCGTATATACGGTCAAAATAATACCCAATAGCATTATCTTCTGTAGGCGTATATGATATACATGTATCACCATCTTCTATCAACAGACGGGCTGGTTGTTCATCATAAAACGGTTCTGGTGCTAACTCGTCAAGCCATAGTGCTGTTCTCTTATGACCAGCAACAGACTGTGTAGACTGATTATAAGATACATATTCAATCGTTATATCATCCCCACCATAAGGATCTCTTATTATCTGTACCTGTCTTCGTGCTGTAATATCTTTCTTTAAAAGGAAAGATGGTAGCCATCTGGTAAACTCTGGATATTGCGTGTTCTTTGTTTCACTGGACCTTTCACTACTATCTTCATTAGATTTAGATTTCTCCACAGGGAGGTTCTGTGATGCAAACCTATATATCTTATGAATCCTTTCGTGCTTGTGTATCTCTGTATTACAGTGAGGACATGGCTTACCTTCCAGGTTACTGAAATATTCCTTTGGTGAGAAGTAGTGTCCCCTCTCAACCCCTTCGACATCCATGTTCTTCTTCAGCTTATCCTCGTATATACTGGCAGAATCACACTTAAAATATACCATATTCTTTCTAGGCACAGGATGCCAGCCAAGTATTCTCAGTACGAAGTTATATGCAATAACAGCCGTACCGCCTGCCTGGTTCCCCTTGTTTACAAATATCATATCATAGTCAGCATTAAAGAAAGCATCTGAATGTTTTGTGTGCTGGTATGCATATAAATTAGCAAAATCATTAGCCTCTTTCTTCTGCTTATTAGTAAGTTCTAATGCCGTCATAGTATAGGTTCTACAACAAAGGATAATTTAATTGTGTCGTCTGCATGAAAAGTGGTTGCGCTTCTGTTTACCAATCCAACATGTAATTCACCTGTACCGTCTGCATCTTCGTAATATATTGGCGATTTAAAGCTATTCTCGCTTTCATAGTAATACTGACCAGAGCCAGCAATCTGTCTTGCATCTGAATTTGAAAACAGAACAGATGCTATATATCCATCTGTATCCAGGTCTGTATTTGAATACCCATCTGTATTCCAGAATACAACCTCAAGATCTAAAGCAGCACCCGTATTTGTAAAATCAGCCTGAACTGCTATACTGTTTATCTTCAACTTGTTAATATTCACTGTTGAATAGTCAGATGGAAAACTAAGAGATTCGTTCTCTATAGCATTCTGAGCTAGTGCTGCAGTGAAATTAGTATCCTTATCACTGGAAATTGTTTCTATTGAATAATGTACTGACATTACTTCCCTCCTTTAATTACATTTTTGTTCTGGTTTATAGGCCAGGGACCTTAATTCGTCTAACATTTCCCTATACCTCTTTGTAAACTCGTCACTATCGTCATTAATATCTACTTTAAATAATTGCCAACACTGGTTTCCGTCACTATACATCTGGCCTATTATAATACTAACATCTTCAGTTCCCTTTATAACAAACAGCATCATCTCGTCTCTATGACAGACTACCGCATGGTTAACCTCCCTATTGATATAGTGTGTATAACTGCCAGTATGGAAAACCTCAATCCAGCTCATGTCTACACCAGCCCGATCAATACATTCTTTATCGGTCTTACCCTGATATATAGGAGCTTTATCAATTTGACTTCCGTAGGTATTGTTAAAGTAACTCATAACACCAAAAGTAATACCTACGATAGTTGCAATAACAATCATACCCTTGATTATATCACCAAACTCTATTACCCTTTTTTTCTGTATTTTATTAAGTACGTCTAATATCTTATCAATCTTACTGTTTTGTTCTTTTATATGTCCAGATTCAACACATGTATTTGCACTTTCTAACAGTGCATCATATTTTCTATTACCATCTACTTCGTGTTTATCAAACTTATCTCTTAAATGTTTTACTGTTTCATCGGTACGTATTACAATATCTCTTATATCTTCCACATTTAACCTTTCTTCATTTAAGGACCGACCACTCTTTTTCAGGAAATTTCTTGGTTGGTATATATACAATAACGTCTTCTGTTTCAACTTTAATAGTTGATCTATTAGCTGATATAATTTTGCCGTCAACACTGCCATCATCATTAAATAACCTCACCTTTGCACCTATACCTATAACAAGTGATCCCTTGAATTTACGCCACGCAAACTCATTAAAAAGAAAGGATTTAATGGTAATCAGTATATAACCAACTACCATTAACTGAAAGAGTGTGAATAGGAGTTCCCACTCTAACCCCTTCGTCACTATATCCGTTACAACTCCTGCCGTCTCATCCATTTTGCTCTCTCTGCCTCCCATTCAGCCTGCCACTCAACCAATATATCAAGCACTTGCCTCTTTATTATCATCTGCTGTCTCGGTAGAAACTGCTCAATAGGCATATCCAGCTCGAATATTTTATCGGCTATGTACTTTGCAGGTGTTATCATAGTACTGTGGGGCCCTTTATCTCTGCTGCCGCTTTTTGTATCTTATGCCCTATACCGACAAAACCAAATCCTGCCGCTACTGTTATGATTACCTTGGCTATATCTACATAACCCAAACTTGTTAATATTGCACTTACTCCTGCCAATCCTGCTGCTATCCACGTCTTATAACCTTTCATCATTTTCTGCCTCCTATTAAATTAATTGTTACTCCAGCTTTATGCAGGTTTAGGAAATTTTGCTTTTACAGCAGCAATAGTGTCTTTCCAAACAGTAGTTCCATTTATAATATCCCAATACTTCATATCAAGCTGCTCTGGTATAGATGGATAACCTTCTTCTTTACTATCTATTATACGCTTATTGTTTGCGTCTATATGGCTATTAGTTTTACCTTCTATCCTATGTGCAACCCATGCAATAGCTTCCTTTTCTTCATGGTTACTATTCCATTCTACAGCGATAGCTTCCTTCTCCGCTTGTGTAAACGGAACACCATCACCACCACCTTTCTCTCCTACATCTTCCCATGTGAAGGGATATTGATTTGCCATAATTTGTTCTCCTTATGCTTTAGTTAATCCGTAAAGTGTAAATATACCGCTTGCAATATTTCCAGTGCCCATATAAAATCGTATACCAGTGAGTGCACCTGTGCCACCTGTATATGATCCAACCCCAAACAACATTTTAGTATAATCATTTATATCTTCACACACTCCATACTGGTACATCTTTTTAAACTCACTTGTTCCGTCTGGATTTGCAAAGTGTAAGGTCAGATCTGCTGATTCCCCTGATGCTATTCCAAGAGTA